CTGGTCGGCTTGGGCGCAGAGCGCGACATGGTCGGCGTTTATCCCGGCGACACCAACACTGGAATATGCCAACAACTCCGTGAACAGCGGAACGTTCACCTGGAACACTGAGACAAGTGACTCCAGCACGCAGGTGTTGACGGAAGTCCAGAAGCAGACCTGCACGGTCACCAGAACCGGCGAGCCTGCCGAGTCCGATTGGGGCGCAATCATAACCGGCACCTCATCGGGGTCGGAAGTTGTCACGGAAGATTCCGAAGCGCTTGCGGCTGGAAACCTCGTGCGGTGGTACCGCGTCAGGTCCTCAGGTCCGGCAGGTGTGTCGCCATGGGTGACCGCAAGTCATGCTTACGGCACACCGGCGGCGGCTGTCATCGATTCGGCAAGCGCTGAGACGAACGGTTCGGTCACTCGCGTGACGGCCTCGTGGCGTGCGGCTTATGACGACCTGAGTCCGATCGACGCGATAACATTGCAGTATGTGGTGGCGGTTCCGACAGACACGGCGCTCACGGCTCCGTCGACAGGGTGGTCAGATGCCATCGAGGTAACGCCGAACGGCGGCGAGGATAAGGTCGTCGTAAACGTGCAGGCTGCCATCGCTGTCGATGAGTGCATGTGGGTGCGCGTCAAGACCGAGCACGACACCAACGTGAATTACTCCGGAGAACTTGTGGCACAGCCCGGCAAACTCGGAGCGCCGACGATAGCGGCTGACCCTGACACATCGACAGGCTCGGTCAACATCACCATCACGGAAACAACGACCTGCGATGCTGCCTGCACGGCAATCTTCTGCAGACTGGAAGATGACCCGAGCAACGACCGCATTATCGGTGTTCTGGCGCACGGCGTGACATCAGGCACATATTCCGTGCCAGACATTATCGGCGACACCACGACCTGCTTCGGTGCGTTCGCTTTCGTCGGTTCCTACTCCGGAACAGTTATCTCGCAGATTCTCATGCGTTCGGATTCGGCGATTGATTCAGATATCGACTCCGAAGCGCCGGCATCCATCACGCTCGAAAAAGGGCCGAGTGATGAGACCGTCCGCATCGGGTGGACATGGACATGGGACAGCGCAACACAGGCTGAGCTCGCATGGGCTGACCACGCTGAGGCATGGGAGAGCACGGACGAGCCAGACACCTATACCGTGAAAGACAGGCGTGCGACCAGTTGGGTTATCGCCGGTCTCGAGACGGGGCTGTGGTATTTTCGTGTTCGTCTTATCAATGCGTCCGTAGACCCTGCGATCGTCGGGCCATGGTCGGAAACATACACCTACAACATGTCGAGCATCCCGGACAAGCCTGCGCTCGTACTGAATAAGTCCGTGATTAACTCGGGCGACACCGTGACAGCTCGGTGGGCGTATTCGTCTGTTGACGGTTCGCCTCAGGGCTACGCTGAAATCTGCTCCGTGACCTACAGCAACAGCCAGCCCGTGTACGGTGACATCATCGCACACGCCGACGCAGGCCAGAGCGTGGAGATCACGCAGGACTGGCAGACCGGGCAGACCTACTATATGGCAGTCCGCACGACATCCGAGTCCGGCGTGCAGTCGGAGTGGTCGGAACCGGTCAGCCTGTACGTGGCTGAGCCGTGCACGATCGAGCTGGCGGCATCCTCGATCACAAGATCATCTAGCAGCCGCCTCAGCACGACGACGGTCACAGAGACCAAGACATACGACCCGAACGGGAACGTCATCGGAGGGAGTACCCAGCGGACGCAGAACTCTGCGACCTTCACCACTGGATACGACAGCGATAAGTATGAGCGGTATCTGGCAGGCGACACGGTGACGACATCGACAGAACCGAGCGGCGTCAACACTGTGGTGACGACGGTCACCACGACGTTGGAATCCTGCCCGGAGCCGATCGTGAGCGCCATGCCGATCACCGCAAACATCACCGGCGCAGGCGCTACCGGCACGACTGTGATGGCGATTGCACGCGCGGAGAACTATCACATCGATCGTCCGGACGAAAAAGACTATGACGGCTTCGAGGGCGAGACCATAGCGACGACCAGCCGTACCGGCGAAGGCCAGCTGACGATCGCACTGGACGATCTGGTCGGAAGTCTTGATGATGGTTGCTGGTACTACCTGACTGGTAATGTCTACGATGAATTCGGACAGAGCGCATCCTTCAAGTATCCGTTCCAGGTCAACTGGTCGCACAAGGCAGGCGTTCCGGATGTGTCGGTCACGGTCGACAAGTATCTGCGGATCGCCAAGATCACGCCGATCGCTCCGGAAGGGGCAGCTGCTTCCGATACATGTGACATCTACAGACTGACAGCAGACAAGCCGGAGCTGATCTACAAGGGCGCATCATTCGGCACGACTTACGTTGATCCGTATCCTGGCTTCGGAGATGCGTGCGGTCACAGGCTTGTCACGGTCACGGCGAATGGCGATTATGCGACGGCCTCCGGGCTCGGATGGCGTGATGCTGACGTGAATGACGGCGACTTCCTTGACGAAGAGCAGATGATCATTGACGTCGACGGTGAGCAGATCGAGTTGCCGTACAACCTTGAACTTAGTAATAAGTGGAACAAGGACTTCAAGCGGACGTCATATCTCGGCGGCTCCGTGCAGGGCGACTGGAACCCGGCAGTGACAAGAGATCTCTCAGCATCCACAGTGCTTGTCAGGGGCTTGGATCTCGACAGGCAGATGGCGATGCGAGACCTCGCAGGGTTCGCCGGTGTTGCGCACGTGCGGACTCCGGACGGATCCTCGCTGACTGCGGACGTGCAGATCAACGAGGAACAGTCTTATGACACCAAGAAGGTCAGTTACTCACTGACGATCTCGGCGGTCGACCCGGAAGAGCCTGCAGGCATGACGCTCGATGAGTGGGAAACGTTGCATCCCGTGAATGAATAGGAGGGCAGAGGATGAACTGGAACACCGGCTTCTCAGCCCTTTACGATCTAAAGAAAGTTGACCCTGCAACCTGGATGGATGTGGGGTCATTCGATTTTGTCTCCGGCACGATCGACCGCACTGGCACCGGCCTGATGGAGTCAGCCGACCTGACCATGACGGAGGATCCCGGCGAGTGCTGGGTGCGCGTGTATCTGAAAGCGCGTCAGGAATCGAGCGGCGCGAGGGTTGCGCTGTTCACCGGCCTGACATCTACACCGTCACGGTCGTTGGATGGAACTCGCATCACGTACACGGTCGAATGCTACAGCGTTCTGAAATCGGCTGCTGACATTCTTGTGCCGCGTGGGTATTACGCTCCGACGGGCTCGGATGCGGCTCAGCTGGTCGCGAGTCTGCTTGCTGTCGGCCCTGCGCCGGTAGTGGTGGACGGAGAGAGCCCCGGATTGTCGGAGGCCATAGTCGCGGAAGACAGCATGAGCCGTCTGGATGTGGCATGGCTGATTCTGGAAGCGATCGGGTGGCGGTTACGCGTCACCGGCGAAGGCGTAGTGCATATCTGCGAGAGAGCGTCCGATTCGTCGGCGGTGTTCGATACTCGCGACAATGATGTGGTCGAGTTGGCGATGACGGACGCGCAGGACTGGTTTTCCGTACCAAATTGCATCCGGGTGCTGTCTGGCGACCGATACGCCGAGTATATCGACGATGATCCGGACAGCGCAGTCTCGACGGTCAGCCGAAAGGCTACCAGAGGCGGAAGCGGTCAGATATGGATGAGCGACACCGCGTCATCTGTCGGAGACGGTGAGAGCCTTGCCGAGTACGCCATGCGCATCCTGAAGCAGAAACAGGAACCGGCACGGACGGTGAGTTACTCAAGGCGGTATCGGCCTGACGTGCTGGTCGGCGACCGCGTAACGCTTCATCTGTCTTCCGTCGGGATTGATGGTGAATTCAAGATAACATCCCAAACAGTTGCACTCGGCTACGGATGCCGAACGTCTGAGGAGGTGGTCGCGGTATGAAGGGCATCGCAAGATTGCTCGCGTCTTTACGATCGGAGCAGAAGAAGAGCGGTTCGGATTACACCGGCACCGTG